TCTGGGTTTGGGACGAGACCTTCGCAGATGACGGAACAACGATACATGGTAACGCGGGTGGTGCCTTCACAGCATACAAACATGCGGCTGATTCTCTACCAACAAACGCAGACCTAGTAGACATCAGGTGTAATGTTATACACGCCTTAGCAACTTCGGCTCAGTACGCGGACGTTGCCGAGCGTTTCGAAGCAGACGCTCCAATGACGGCAGGTGCAGTAGTAATGGTTGGCGGTGACGCAGAGATCACAGAGACAACTTCAGATTTATCTGATCAAGTGTTTGGTGTCATATCTGATCAACCAGCATACGCCATGAACGCAGGTGCAGGTAACAACGATTCACACCCATTTGTTGCGATGACTGGAAGAACTCCAGTGAGAGTAGTAGGTGCAGTGACCAAAGGTCAAAGACTAGTTTCATCATCAACGAAAGGTTGTGCGAGAGCAGTTGCAACAGGCGAATCATTTTCACCATTCAACGTGATAGGTAGAGCACTAGAGAGCTCAACTGACGCAGGAATCAAATTGGTAAATTGTGCGGTGAGGACAAACAACTAATAAATATTTTTACTTTTTAGTAGAATCAAAAGGCCTTGTAGAAATATAGGGCCTTTTTTTTGGCTTTATAAAATAAATATATGCATGAGTGTAAAAATAAGTGGTAACATCGAAATAAACGCAGATACTTGGTTGGAGTTCCAAGGAAAAAACGATGCCGGCGAAAACATCACAATAGGCTCGATAAAAGGTAGCATCAAGGACAACAAGAAAGGTGCAGACCAAAGCGTGATACAGATAATCGGCAGGAAAGACGGACAGCACAAACCCCTATTGACCATCGCCAACAATGCCATCTACGCACACCGTGATGTTCCATTCGTGTGGCAGACAGAAGACGGTAAAAAGACCTTCGTGTCAGGTACATCAACTACGAAAAGAAACATAGACCTACCAGACGACAACGGCACACTGATGATAAACAATTCAGGGAAAGTAATGGCAACGGAATTGCCGACAAGCGACCCTAGTAATGCAGGTCAACTCTGGAACGACAGCGGTACTGTAAAAATTAGTGCTGGTTAATTAATCAAGTTATCAAATCTAGTATAGTCTGTAACTTGCCTTTGATGGCTTTGTTATTCAATGTATTCTTCAAACCCATGTGCAAGTTCTTGGGCCAGCATTCAAACGCAGTCCAACAGTATCCCGAATGTTCATCATTCAGTTTAGGTAAGAATTCAGTCTCTATCGCAATAAGATAAGTGTGGAAGAAAAACTTCTGATCATTTGAAGTGAACATCTCCAAGGGAATGACTTTCTTGAACTTAGGAGTATCTCCTATTTCCTCTTTGATTTCTCTCTTCAATCCTTCAAATGCTGATTCAGTGTATTTGGCCTGGCCTCCGACCAATCCCCACATGCCCTGTGTCTTCTTGTCGGTCCTCTGCAAGAACAGGAAACGCTTGGTACCAGTTGAATAGAACAGTGCCCCTGAGCAGACTATATTTTTTTCCATGTATTATTATAACAATTATGGAGTAGTGGCGTCAAGGCTTGAATTATATCCTGGATCTGCTCCACCGTCCAACACAATACTCCAAGTACCTTGTGCATACACACCTTCGTATGATTTGACCCACTCTGTGCCATTGAACCTGTATTGAATTCCTGTGTTTAAATTGGTAACATAATGTTGTGTTGAATCTGGATTTGAAGCGTCAAACGCCACGTTCCATTTACCAGTTGAACTGTTGTACTCTATGATATCTCCAATACTTGCCACTAGTGTTCCCCATGTTGCACTCTGGAATGATGAGGTGCTGTCTCCCACATCGTTTATGACCAGATACCTGTCACCGTTTGCAGGTGTGCCAGGACTAAATGTTGCAGGATTTATGATCTTGGAAACTGCTGTCAGTGAGTTTGCGGGTATCGTGTCCGAATCAATGCTGTATAACAAAATTGTGTCGTCTAATGATGTTGTTGCAATCGTTCCTACTATCTCGTTGCCATTGGGTTGGGTAAGTCTGATCTGCGATGTGCCGTTGGTCACTTTACCATACTGGTCTAGTAATGTTTTCCAGTTGACTGCTGGACCAAATGTCTCAAATGGATCAAAATTAGATGGTTCATTCGCTCCTGTCTGGAATCCGTCTCCTCCCGAAGTCACACTTGTTCCTGTAGACCCCAGTAATCTCAATTGATTCCCAGTCACCAGCAATCCAAAATTGTTTGGTGTGATGAAACTCCTCGATGTTAGTGTACCGTCTATTAACCCTTTTGTTATTCCGCCATCGTCATCATAGATGCTCATTATGATCTTCTGTATAACTCCCAGTTTCTTGACCTTCACAGGAGGTGATATCCATATTGGCATTGAAAATGTCAATGTAGCGATATCGATCTCAGAGTCAGCCCCAACGGGTATGGTCCTCGATGAGAACGTTGTACTGGTCAGTTCCACGTAGCTCAAGCTGGTCCAGTCGATGTAATTGTCTGATTTTTGTATCTCGAAGTCTGGATTGAACAGGTATAATATCTGTTCCATGATCTGTAATTTCTGGTCTGTGTTTGAACTCCAGATGTCTGCAGTCACTTCCAATCTAAAGGGAGAAGGCATAACTTTCTCGACCGTGTATCCTGCACCTATTTCGCTTGTGTAATTTCCGTCTGCATCAACATTCCTTTCTCTTAAATGTTGTTTTTCAATGTGATAGGGGTTCTGCATTCTTTCCCTGTCATAGTTCAGTTCTCTAACGTAACACGCAATCTTTGGAACATACTGTAATGCGTTCTCAGAATTGTTCCTGATTATACTTGCAACTTGTCTTGTAGGATCTCCGTAAACTACCGGAACAGCTCTTAACTGTATAGAATTATCTTTACCTCGGCCTGTTTCCACAGAAAAGTTACTCAAAATCCTGATGAATTGAGTTAAAAATTTCCTTACCTGTCCTTCGTAAAAGTGTAGCATTCTTAATTGTCAGCCTTAGGTTTGAGAGCATCTGTCAATGATTGTCTCTGTGTTACTGTCAAACCATTTATCGTTGAACTTGTTGCATCGTTAACAAAACTTGTTTTGTAGTTTGCTCTCGAATTATTGTTAGTTGTAGTTATTCTAACGGAATCTTCTATTTTAACCCATCTGGTTCCGTCATAACGGAATAATCTGTTAGGTAAGTAATCTGTTCTCAAGAAATAATCACCAACGTCAACACCCGATGTTGGGAAAGATATTCCAAATCCGGCCGGGTGTCCGTTTGGTGCGACCCCATCGCCGTCCATGTAGAAGCCATAGTGCGAACTTGCCGGTGTGTCTATTGTAGCATTAACAGTTTTGTCACCACTTGCTCTTTGTTCTTCTGTGTTAACATTTTCTGTCCTAATATTTCCTCTCTCGTCTATGGGTGCAACATAGTACTGCTTATAGTTGAATCCTGACTTGGGTGCATCTGCTTCTGCCTGTGCAACTACTTGATCGTTAATTGTTTTTTCTTTGTTGAATGTTGACATGTAACTGGCAAGGGATCCTGTTGTGGTTGCATCACCTATGATGTCTTTGAACTCCTGCGAGTCTACCATGGTCTTCATCTTCAATCTCAACAGGTGTGGCCACCATGTTTGCGAAAATCCTTCCGCCGCCCTGTTAACATCCTCCACAACATAGTATCTTTTCAATGCGATCGGTATGCTCTCGTCCAACGAGTAGTCTTCTTTCATGTGCGGGAATTCTATGACATCACCTGCCATTGGTTTCCTGCCTAATCTTTCAACTATGTCGTTCAGGTGTACTGTTAAAAATAGTGTGTCGTTCTGTAAGAACATACCAAACTGTGAAAGGTTGAAATCTGCATCTTGCACATTGTAAATCCCCCTCACGATGTAAATATCATCTGCATATTTCCTGTCCCTGTTCTCTAGGAAAAGTAAATCCTGTATGGTTCTCTCGTTTAATGAGTCTCCGGAATACTGAGGATTTGTAGGACTTGCCTCTCCGTCCTTGTTTGTGTCTCCCTGATCGTAGGGGCCTATGTACTTGTGGAAATGTAGATCGGTTCCTCCAACAACGAACATCTCCTTGATGTTACGATCGAAGAACTTGTAGTCATTACCTTTTTCAGGCTTAAAAATGGACAATCTTGGCATATCATACATATTTATTGCACAGGCAAAGGTAATAAATATGAGTATGTCAGAACTACAAACAGGACAACAAGAAATATTTGATTACGTCAAGAACAACCTAGGTGACGGTATGATTGACGTTGAATTAGACCCTAAACACTATCAAACGGCGCTGGAAAGAGCAGTCAACAAATTCAGACAAAGATCATCAAACGCTGTGGAAGAATCTTATGCTTTTCTTCAATTAAAGAAAAATCAGAACACATACATTTTACCGGATGAGATTATCAATGTGAGAAATCTCAACAGGAGAAGTGTTGGATCCAGGACAGAAGGTGGCGAAGGCGGAACACTGTTCGAACCTTTCAACTTGGCCTACACAAACACCTATCTGTTAAAAGCGGGAGCAACAGGTGGATTGGCCACTTACTATGCGTTTGCATCATACCAGGAATTAGTAGGTAAGATGTTTGGTAGTTTCATACAGTTCCATTTTGACGTGGCAACAAAGAAATTAACTATCACACAGAGACCCAGGGCGGACGACGAAACAGTCCTTATGCACACTGACAATTTCAGACCTGACATAACGCTGTTCAAGGACATCTATTCTAAACCATGGATCAGAGATTACACACTTGCAGTATCTAAACTCATGTTGGGAGAAGCAAGGGGAAAATTCAACACCATAGCAGGACCACAAGGTGGAACAACACTGAACGGTGATGCATTGAAGAATGAAGGCCAGGCAGAGATGGACAGACTCGAGGCAGACATAGGCAATTTCCAAGAAGGCGGGAGTCCAACAAGTTTCATTATCGGTTAACTTCTATTACCGGTAAATTCTTACATGTATTATTTTAAATACTAGTATCATGATAGACGACAGATACAAAAAACTTACCAAATGCACACTAGACGAATTGGCCGACATGGTCGATGACCTAGAGAACATTGCCATACACGCCCTGAAAGAGGGAAAATTAAGTATGCGTAAACTGGTATTAACACAGATCCATGATGTTAAAAAAGAGATTGAAAAACGTTTAAAAAAATAGTATAATAAGTCTATGTTAATAGGCATAGTAGGTTTAATAAGTTCTGGTAAGGACACAGTCGCAGAAAGACTAGTACAAGAACATAATTTCAAAAAAGATTCATTCGCAAAAAGTTTAAAAGATGCAGTAAGTTCTATGTTCAATTGGGACAGAGAAATGCTGGAAGGCAAGACAGCCGAAAGCAGAGAATGGAGAGAACGGCCTGATGCTTTTTGGAGTAAAAGATTTAATAAAGATGTAACACCTCGTTGGGTGCTACAACACTTTGGCACAGAAGTAATGCGTCAGAATATGCATGATGGCATATGGATTGACAGTTGCATGGCCAGATACAAGGGTGAACCAACGGTGATATCAGATACAAGATTTGAAAATGAAATCAAGATGATCAAGGAATCCGGAGGCAACATTATACTTGTAAAAAGAGGACAAGATCCTGATTGGTTTACAAGCTATGTTGAAGGTAATATCAAACCCTCGGGCATTCACTCTTCGGAATATGCATGGGCAAAATCAGAGTTTGATTATGTTATCAAGAACGACGGAACACTGGAAGAATTACACCAACAAGTTGACGATCTAATCGTCAGCAACAAGATCACCAATACGCCATCCAAGTCTACGGACACTGCCCAACCGTTGGCAATTGGCGCAAACAGTTTTTAGATTAGTAGTCGCGGTATTCCTCATACTCCCATCCACAAAGAACACATCCAGTTGAGATTGTTTCTGTGCCCTGAACCCACACAGCTCACACTTCTTATGTTTCTTGTATCCGGATCTCTGCAGGGCCGTTATTCCTCCCACTTTCTTGCCAGCTTTCTTTCTGTTGCAGGTATCACACAGGCTACGCCAGTAGATCTTTGTTCCTTTCCTGTAAGCATAGGCACGAGGCTTTGCCTTACACTCCTTACACAACGGTCTGTCCTTGTATGCCATACACTTATTTAAGTCGCCTATATAGGCACCAGAAAATAGCAAGTTATATCGTAAAAACCATATGATTGAATAAATAACTCTGTATACGTTAAACTTGCAAGGAGAAAACGAAAAATGGCTTTAACATCACCAGGAGTAGAAGTTTCAGTAATAAACGAGAGCTTTTATGTACCATCAGATGCGGGTACAACACCACTATTCATAGTAGCATCAGGACAGGATAAGACAAACGGAGCGGGAGACGGAACAGCGACTGGAACAACAGTTGCCGGCGCCAACACTGCTTACTTGATCTCATCACAAAGAGAATTAACAGAGACTTTCGGGGATCCGAGTTTCTACACTGACACTTCAGGAAATTCATTACAAGGGTATGAGTTGAACGAATACGGTCTACAAGCGGCTTACTCATTCTTGGGTGTGGCCAACAGAGCTTACGTTCTAAGAGCAAACATTGACACTGGCGAATTACTAGGCAGTGCAACGGCTCCTACAGCAGACCCAACAGACGGAACATACTGGTTTGACCTTGCATCAACTAGCTATGGTTTATTTGAATGGTCTCAAACTAATCAAACGTTTACAGCAATTACTCCAATCTTGATCACACTAGTTGGTGAATTAGTTGGCGGTGTTTCCACTGGTGCACCACTGACTTCTATTGGACAAGTTGGATCATACGCAATCAACACAACACACGTTTCAAACAAGATCTTCAAGAAGACAGCAAGTAACACTTGGGTACAGGTTGGATCACAAACTTGGCACACTTCATTACCGGTGGTATCAGTTGCATCAGGAACAACAGTTACGAATGGTCACAACATGATAATGAACGGTGTAACTGTCACTGTATCAGGAACAACTTTAACTGCGGTTGCATCAGCGATCGGTTCTAACGTGACCAACGTTACAGCTTCTATTAACTCAGTAACAGGTAACCTAGATATATTCCACAACGGTCTAGCACTAGGTGACTCAGCAGGAGGAACAGGGACAATCAGATTTGACGAAGGCACAGGCTTACTAGCTAGCCTAGGAATCACAGCAGGTGTTAAAAATGGTGTTCAATTCCTACAAGCGGCACACACTTCAAGACCCACTTGGAAAACTGCAGACGAAGACAGGCCCGATGGTTCTGTTTGGTTCAAGACTACATCGGCTAATGCAGGTGCTAACATTATTGCAAAACTTTACGCTTCGGATAGTGCAAGTTTCTCAACAATAGCGGCCCCATTACATGATGATCACAGCACGGCAATCTTCAAATTAGACCCTTCGACAGGTGGAACATCATTAGCAACAGGAACTTTATACACACAATTCAACATCACTGAACAGAGCATAACGGCGGCCGACTCGGCTGACACTACTCCTAACGTTGGTGACTTCCAACTATTCAGATACGAAGGTGGCCAAACTACTGTTACAGGGTTATTGACTACTCCAAGTTTCACAAGTTCAGAAACTTTCTCAATCAAGGAGACAAGAAAAAATCAAGATGGTTTCAGTACAGCAGTTACAGTCACACTAAGCGGAACAGGTGCTGATGATTTTGTTGCGGCGGTTAACGCTAAAGTTAACGCTTCTGCATTATCTACATCAACTACTGAACTAATAAATGTCAGAGCTAGTAAATTAACAACTGGTGAGATCGTGCTTACACACGTACTGGGCGGTGACATCAGAATGGTAGACACAAGCGGTACTCCATTAGCAGATGCTGGTTTTAGTACAACGACAGCACATGAATATGGATCGTACACGGCAAACAGTTCAACACTGATTGACAACTTGTACAAGGTTCCGACTGGGGAGACTATTGACTCATCGGCCGACAATGCATTGTTGATTTCAAACTGGAAGAGATTGAGCTACACAGCTTCACTTTCTGCTCCAAGCAACGAGCCAGCTGACGGAACACTATGGTATGACACTAGCCTTGAAGCAGACATCATGGCACACAACGGAACAACTTTTATTGGATATGCAACTGCATACTCAACTACAGATCCAAATGGTCCACAGTTTAGTGCAACAGCACCGACTACACAGTCAGATGGTACTGCACTTGTGACGAACGACCTATGGATTGACACAAGTGATTTGGAAAACTATCCAAAACTTTACAAATATAACACAGCGGCTTCGATCAGTTCGAGCAACACAGCCAACCAGGTAGCAGTTACTACAACAGGTGCGGCATGGGTGCTAGTTGACAAAGCTGACCAAACAACAGAAGACGGTATAGTTTTTGCAGATGCGAGATTCCACACAACGACTGACAAAGTAGCGGGAACATCA